AGAAGTGAAACTGAGCAAGGCCGCCGCTGCGATGATGCACAAGTACGAGGGGTACAGAAACCGCCCGTATTTGTGCCCGGCGCACATCTGGACGATTGGCTATGGCCATGTGCTGTACCAAGAGCAGATCAAACTGCCGATGTTCCGTCCGGAAGGAAAGACCAAAGCCGACATCCCCATGATCCGCAGTGAGTATCCGCTTAAACCGGAGGACAACCGTGTCTGGACAAAGCAAGAAATTGATGATCTCTTCGCGCAGGATGTCGCAGATTTTGAACGCGGTGTTCTTCGACTTGTTCCCCCTGCTGTTGGGCATCAAGGCCGCTTTGACGCTTTGGTCTCTTTTTCCTTTAACGTAGGGCTGGGCAACCTCCAGCGTTCTACCGTCCGCATCAAGGCAAATCGCATGGAATTTGAAGCCGCAGCAGATGCCTTATTGCTTTGGAACAAGGGCGGCGGTAAAGTGCTTGCAGGGCTGGACCGCCGCCGTAAAGAAGAGCGGGCCTTTTTCCTGTCGTAGGACAATCATGCCGTTGCAAAAAATCACTTTCAAGCCCGGGGTCAACCGGGAGAACACTCGATATACCACCGAAGGGGGCTGGTATGAGTGCGACAAAGTTCGATTTCGGCAGGGCAACCCGGAGAGCATTGGGGGATGGCAGCGCCTCTCTGGCTACACCTATCAAGGCGTCTGCCGCTCCTTGTGGAACTGGATCACCCTGGTCGGGCAGAACTTGCTGGGGGTGGGGACCAACCTGAAGTTCTACATTGAAGACGGCGGGATTTACAGCGACATCACCCCAATTAGGGCCACAGAAACGCTTGGGACCAATCCGTTTACAGGCAACGGCACCACTACCGTTACGGTAAACGATACTTCCCATGGCGCTACATTGAACGATTTTGTGACCTTCAGCGGGGTGACTGGCGCCTATGCTGGCGTGTTGAATGGCGAGTTCCAGATTACCTCAGTCGTCAACGCCAACTCATACACCATAATTGCGGCCTCTGTGGTGGCAGTGGGGGCCACTGGTGGAACAGCGGTTGTCGCGGCCTATCAGATAAACAGCGGTGCCGCAGTCGAGGTTCCTTATGTGGGCTGGGGCGCTGGCGGCTGGGGAACAGGCGGCTGGGGCGCGGGCATAGGTAGCTTAAGCCTAAGGCTTTGGTCTCAAAAAAACTACGGCGAGGACCTGATCTTCGGTCCTCGGGGCGGGGGCATTTACTACTGGGACGCCACTACCGGCATTGGCGTACGTGGTAAGGCACTGAATTCTCTTGGGGGCACCGTCAGCATTACTGCCGCATCCCCCGCAGTTGTCACTTCCACTGTGTTGTACACCGAAGGGGCGGCTCTTCAATTTAACGTCACATCTGGCGGATCTTTGCCCACGGGCATAGTGGCCAACACCACCTACTATGCCTTTAACGTCGAGGGGTTGACGTTCAACCTTACTGACGCAAACGGCGATGTTATAAATACCTCTGGGTCGGCGTCCGTCAATGCGTACGTGTCATTGATCGTAGATGTCCCGACGGAGCAGCACTTTATTGTCGTCTCTGACACTTCTCGGTTCATCTTTGCCATGGGGTGCAACGGCTACAACAACGCGCCGTTTGACCCCATGCTTATCCGCTGGTCCGCTCAGGATGACCCGTACAACTGGACGCCCAACGCGGTAAATCAGGCCGGTGACGTTAGGCTGTCAAGCGGGTCGGAGATCATCACTGCCGTGCAGACGCGGCAGGAGATTGTGGTCATCACTAACTCCTCCGTTTATTCATTGCAGTTCCTGGGCCCTCCCTTTGTTTGGGGCTCGCAACTGCTCGGCGACAATATCTCAATTGCTAGCCCAAATGCGGCGACTGTAGCGTCCGGGGTTGTCTACTGGATGGGCGTGGATAAGTTTTATGCTTACGACGGTCGGGTGCAGACGCTCAATTGCGATCTTCGCCGATACGTGTTCGGTGACTTCAGCTTTCAGCAAACCGAGCAGGTTTATTGCGGCACCAATGAGGGCTTCAACGAGGTCTGGTGGTTCTACTGCTCGGCAAACAACAACACGGCCTTCCCTGACAAGTACGTGGTGTTCAATTACCTTGAGCAGGCGTGGTACTACGGCACGATGTCGCGCACGGCGTGGCTTGATACCCCTTTGCGGCAGCACCCGGTTGCGGCAACTCCCAGCTACAACATCGTCCTCCACGAGCTTGGCATCAACAACAACGAAACGGGGACCACGCAGGCCCTTGATGCCTACATTTCATCGTCTGAGTTTGACATCGGGGACGGCCACAACTTTGGGTTCATTTGGCGGGTTCTGCCTGACCTGACGTTCCAAAATTCGTCAAACTCCCCGGGCAACGTGCCTCCTCAGTTGACGATGACGCTGTATGGCATGGTCAACTCCGGATCAGGGGTCACGGACACCGCATCGCAGGTAGTGGAAAAGGGCAACAACTACGTGATCACCGAAGAGTTTACAGGGCAGATCTATACCCGCTGCCGTGGCCGACAGATGATCTTCCGTGTGGGCTCCAACCAGATCAATACGGCATGGCAGCTTGGTGCGCCTCGTATTGATATCCGCCCGGACGGGAGACGATAAATGACCTTTATCGTCACTACCAACTACGAGATCGACAGGGTTGCCGCACCAAACTTGCCCTTGGCACCCGACCAGTGGGATCGTCGTTTTCAGGATCAGTACAGCAACGTCCTTCGCCTGTATTTCAACAGGCTGGACAACTTGATGGCACGACTTATGGCAACTACTTCTACCCTGCCAGTAACGGGCACCGTTTCGTTGCCGTCAACATACCTGGATGCTTTTGGGCGACAGCGAGTCAGCAACCCCTTGACCCTGTTCGACTCTTCTCACCGCTACGCGGACAACAACCTGTGGGCAAACAGTATCACCGGCACCGCAGCAGCTACGTTCAGCGCAGACGAGGGCTTGATGAACCTGACCGTTGGTTCGGCCAGCGGGGATCAGATCATCCGTGAGACGATCAAAGTGTTCTCTTACCAACCGGGCAAAAGCTTGTTGGTGATGAGCACGTTTGTGATGGGCACGGCCAAGGCGAGTCTCCGTCAGCGCGTGGGCTATTACGGCGCTGCCAATGGGATCTACTTTGAGCGCGAAGGCAGCATCAACTACATGGTCGAGCGCAGCAGCGTCACCGGCTCGGTGGTCAATACTCGCGTAGCGCAGGCAGACTGGAATCAGGACAAGCTTGACGGTACGGGCCCGTCTGGCCTAACGCTGGACTCCTCCAAGGCGCAGATTCTGTACATGGACGTTGAGTGGCTCGGCCTTGGAACTGTCCGCACCGGGTTCATCATCAACGGCTCCTTCATCCCGTGCCACAACTTCAACCACGCCAATCTCGTCACTACCACATATATCACCACTGCATCTCTGCCACTGCGGTATGAGATGACCAACGTGGCTGCCACTACCGGGCCCAGCACACTTAAACAGGTCTGTTCGACTGTGATTTCGGAAGGCGGCTACGAACTGCGCGGTGCCCAGTTGTCAGCGGGAAACACCATCACAGCCCCCACAACGCTGACTACCGCCGGGACGTTCTATCCCGTTGTATCGATTCGCCTGAAGACAACAAGGCTGGACGCGATTGTTATCTTGACTGCCATCTCTATCCTGGGCATCACCAACAACGCCAACTACAAATGGGAAGTTGTGGCGTCTGGCACCACGACTGGTGGCACTTGGGTGAGTGCAGGCACAAATTCAGCGGTGGAATACAACATTACCGGGACATCGTTCTCCAGCACCAACGGGCGCATCTTGGCAACGGGCTTTTTCCAAGGGTCCAACCAAGGGTCCAACAGCGTAGACATCTTGAAGGAGGCGTTGTTTGCTTCACAGCTTGAGCGCGATCCGTTCACCCCGACTTTTTATGAATTGACGCTGGCCTGCACAGGGGCCTCCAACGGCAACCAAGTTCTCGGTTCTTTGGACTGGGAAGAGATCAGCCGATGACCCAAAAAACACCTTCCCCGTGATACGATTTCCCCAATTTTTAGCCAGAAAGAGGACCTACCATGGCCGCTGAAGATCAAGGCATCATGTCCCTGCCCCAGGCTGGCGCAGAGGCCCCCGCTCCGCAGATGTCGATGGACGAAGCGTATGACGCCGTCCAGGGCGGGCTGCAGGACGCCTCTCCGCAAGCTGCCGGAGACCTGCAAGGGCTGCTGCGCGAAATCACTCCGATGCTCGATCAGTTGAGCGATGAGGAGCTGGACTCTTTCTTGGAGATGCTTCAGTACTTGATTGAGCACCCGGAAGAATACAAACAGCGGGTATCGGAGCTTGTTGCTCAAGGGACGCTGGAAGAGGGCATGCTCCCGGATGAGTACGATCCGGAGCTTCTTTCGGCCCTTGCCATGGTCTTCTTCGACGCTCGCCGTCAAAGGCAAGCGGGCAACGAGCGGGAGATGACAGCGCAGATGCCCCAACCCCCGATGGCCATGGCCCGGGGCGGTATCGCAGAAGCGGCTCGCATGGTCGCATCCAAGGGCCGTAACGGCGACAGCATGCTGGCGCACATTACCCCGAGTGAGGCCAAGCTTCTCAAAAGTCGCGGGGGCTCGGGCACGATCAACCCCGAGACTGGCCTGCCGGAGTTTTTCATAAAGAAACTCGTCAAGTCAATTGGCAACGCGATCAAGGGCGTTGTCAAGAGCGTTGTCAATACCGTTAAAAAGGTAGTCAAGTCTCCAATCGGAAGGATGCTGGCGACTGTCGCGTTGGCCACGTTCCTCGGCCCAGGGGCCTTTGGTGTCACTGGCTTGAACTTGAGCGCTGGAGTAGCCTCTGCGTTGGCCTCGGGCACTGTCACCGCAATTGGTGGCGGCAACCTTAAAGATGTGCTGCGCAGCGCAGCCACCGCTTATTTGGGTGCCCCTGGCGGCCCTGTTTCTCAGTACATCGGCAACGCTGGCGCTGCCCTTGGCGTGACCAACGCTGCAGGCCAAGCAGCCATCAATGCGGGTCTTACGGGCGTGGGCGTGGGCGTATTGACCGGCCAGAAGCTTGGCGACGCCGTCAAGAGCGGCCTAATTGCCGGTGCAGTCCAGGGCGGCATGACTGGGTTTAAGGAGGGATTTGGCGCTCAGGTGCCCTCTGGTCCCAAAATTCAGATGCCCTTGGGCGAGCCGAGCGCAGCGGCCCCGGTCCCTGAGACTGCCCCTGCGCCCGGGCAAGTCAACCCCCAGGCTTCCGCTTCCGTCCCTGGCCCGAGCGTCCCTGCGCCGGGTGCCCCCTCGGAATTTATGGGCCCTGGAGCACAGGCCGCGAAACTCGGACCAGAGTTTGGTAAGTATGAGACCACCATGAGCAAGGTGGGGAACATGGGCTCCGACCTCTTTGGCAAGGCAAAGGGCCTGTACAACGAGTACCTGTCGCCGTCTGGCATTCAAGAGAGGGGTGCGCAGGATGCGTTGGCCAAGGTCCAAAAGCAGTTCCCCAATGCCACGGTGGAACAGATTCAAAGCGCCCCCGCCGGGAGTGCCTTGGCCAAGGCGTACAGCAACGCGCTGCCCGGAACAATCGCCACCTACGGCCCCCTCGCCGCAGCGGGTCTTGGTATCGCGGGCTTGATGGGTGGGTTTTCTGCGAAGAAGGCCGAGCCCTCCGAAATGGCCCGAGAAATTCAAAACCGAGATGCAAACCGCATAACGATAGAACAAGATCCTTCCCGATATTACATTCAGGGTCTTCCGGGGGTGAAGTACGACGAAAAAGGCAACATTATTGGCTCGCAACCGTGGCAGCCAAAAGCTACCATGGACGATGTCAGGGTACCCAGCACTCCCACAGGTTCTGTCTATACCCCTCCGCCAGTTAATCTACTTCCGCCTCTTCAGACGTTCCAGCCGTATAACACGGCCAGCATGTACACAAACCTGATGCCGCCTATTGGCCGGGCCTCTGGCGGAGTTGCTTCTTTGGCGCAAGGCGGGTATCCTCGCCGTACTGGACAAATCAGTGGCCCTGGAACCGAAACATCGGATTCCATCCCTGCGATGCTCTCTGATGGCGAATTTGTCATGACCGCAAAGGCTGTTCGTGCGGCAGGCAAAGGTGACCGCAGGGCAGGAGCGAAGAAAATGTACGCTCTGATGCATCAACTTGAGCGCAACGCTTCACGGGGATAAACAATGGCTGAAGTCACAGAGCAAATAGTTAGAGAAGCGAAGCCTATTGAGGACATGAAGCTTGCGCTGATGCAGTCAGCGCAAGCGCTCGGTTCACCTACTCTCCCGGCCTATCAGGTTCAGGGGCTCACCCAAGACCAGTTAGACGCGATGGCCTTGGGCCGCCAAGGCATTGGCGCGTATAAGCCCTATCTCCAGCAAGGCGCCCAGGCAGTTCAGGCCGGAACGCGCGCCATGGGCGAGGCTGCCGACATCCTGCGCGGGGCCGATACCCGCAATCAATTTGCTGCGGCGCAACAGGCCTACAACAACGCCGCTGCCCCAGCCGCTGCCCTTGGAAACCTGTCCAATGTTGCAGGGGCGGGCATGGGGTATTTGGCTGGAGCCGGTCAAGACTTTGACTACGCGCAGCAGATGGCGCTGGCATCGTCACAGGCAGATCTTGCTCCCGGCCAGCGGATGATGACGGAATCCGTCAATCAGGCCCGGGGAGCGGGGCCCCAGTTTGGCGAGGCGAAGTCTTACCTGTCTGGCGCTGCTGAACAAGCAGCACTTGCCGCTAACCAGCCCGGATTTGATCAGGGCATAAGGACCCTCGGTGCAGGCGCGGCGCAAGGCCAAGCTGCCGCCGATCAACCCGGCTTTGGACAGGCCAAAGAGGCCCTTGGAATGGGCATCGGCGCACTCCAGGGCGCGGCACAGGGCTACGATCCTTCCTCTGCTCAGGGATTCATGAACCCTTACCAGCAGCAAGTTATTGATCAAGCACTGCAGCAGATAAACCGCCAGAAGGACATTCAGCAGCAGAGCCTTCAGGCGCAGGCCGCTCGCGCTGGCGCTTTCGGCGGCTCTCGGGACGCGATTCAGCGGGCAGAGCTTGAGCGCAGCACTCAGCAGACTCGGAATCAGGCCATTCTTTCTGCATTGCAGCAGGGCTATGGGTCTGCTCAGCAGCAGGCCCAGCAGGCGTTTGAGCAACAGCAGCAAAGGCAACTGGCCCAGGGGCAGGGCCTGCAGGGTGCCGCTGGTACGGCAGGCTCCCTTGCGTCTCAGCAAGGCGGCCTTGGTATGCAGGCTGCGGGCCTTACTCAAAACGTGGGTCAGGCAGAGTTGTCCGCTGCTGGCCAGAAGGGCCAGTTGGGCTTGACTGCCGCAGGTCAAACTGCTCAGGTCGGCTCCCAGCTTGGCTCCATGGAAGCACAACGTGCTAACCAAGCACTGCAGACCGCTCAGTATGCTGGAAACGTGGGCCAGCAACTGGCTGGCCAAGAACTGCAGCAGGCTCAACTTGGTCAGGGCGCCGCGAGCCTGTATGGCGGATTGGCTGGCCAACAGGCCGGTCTGGCGGGCCAGCAAGCCAACATCGCAGGGCAGCAGGCCAACATCCTTGGTCAGCAGTCTCAGCTTGAGCAGCAGCTTGGCCAGGGCATTGGCAATCTGGCTGCGCAGCAGTTCGGTGTCGGCCAGAACCTTGCACAGGGCATTGGCGCTTTGGGCACGCAGTCGGTCAACGCAGGCTTGCAGCAGGCTCAACTTGGCCAAGCTGCACAGGGCATGGGCCAGCAGGATGTCGCTGCTTTGTCGGCCATTGGGGCCCAGGAGCAGAAGCAGGGGCAGGCAGAACTCGACGCGCTGCGGGCTACAAAAATGCAAGAGGTCATGCAGCCGTACCAGAAGCTTGCTTTTGTGTCCGACATCTACAAAGGCGCACCATCCACGCAGATGGCGGTCACTCAGCAGCAGACTCCCGCGCCCAGTGCATTCCAACAAATCGCGGGCCTGGGCACGGGCATTCTTGGCACTGCCGCCGCCGCGAATGCAGTGGGCAAGATTTTCTAAGGAAACGCTATGAAGGAAGACATCCTCAAACGCGCCATGTTCTCAATGCCCCTGTCCAAAGAGGCACGTAACTCGGGCATTCTTTCTGGGTTTGAAGAGGACGACACGGAAGAGGCGCCAGACCCCTCCGAAGAGATGCCTCAGATGGCCAGGAACCCGCAGAATCCGGAGATCCTGATGAACACGATGCGGGGCGACATGCGCTCCGTTGACGCTCGGTACATGGAACTGGCTCAGATGGTTGGCGAAGAAGCGGCCATGGAAACGCCCCCGGAAGTGCTGGCCATGCTGCAGCCCCAGTTTGCGCAGCAAGGCGGCATCGGCGGGCTGCCCCAGGCACAAGGGATGGCACCGCCGCCCATGGCCCAAGGACCCGGTGGCCCTCCTCAAGGACCCGGCATGCCCCAAGGCCCTGGAATGGCCATGCCTCCCGGCATGGCGGGTGCTCCCCCTTTTCCTGAGGGCGGGGCTGACCAAGCTCCGCCTACTCCTGACGGCATGCCCCCGCTCAAGGCTTTTGGTGGGGCGTTCGTCACGCCCTTTACCCGGGCGGCGCAATTTACTTCGGACAAGGTCTCCCCGCTGGCTACTCAGTTCAACGTCGGCGCTGGGCGCCTGATGTCCCAGGGGTTCCCGCAGACATTCAGGCCCATCTTTGAAAACGTCCGTGGCGAAGGCGGGCGCTTCACGGCAGAGCAGGTGCTGAAGTACCCCACTCTGACTGAGCACTTGTCCAAGCTGGCCGGACCGACCGTGACCGGCCTTGCTCAACGGGCCACGGCTCTTGCCGCCCCTGCGGTGGCCACTGGCACAGGCATTCTGGCGGCATCGGGCCTGTACAAAGGGGCCACGGCCCCCGCCCCTGACCCAGAGCGTGAAGCTCTGGTGCGGCAGTATCAGGACCTGTACTACAAGCTCAACGACCGCAGCATCCCGATGCCGTCCTTGGCCCAGGTTCCCACTGACAAATTGAAGCTGGATATCCAGGCGATGACCGCCAACCTTCCTCAGCAGGGGGTGGTTGAGGAAGTTGTGGGCCCTGACATCGTTGTCGGTGCGGGTTCTGCTCCTACGGGCGCAGCGGCAGGAGAGCAGCCTCCTCCTCCTGGCGCAGGGACGGCTGCGGCTACTGCGGGCCAAGACAACGCGGCCTTCATTCAGGGCCAGTTGGCTAGGCCAAACGTAGCCGCTTCAACTACGGCCACCCCAACGTCTAGGTCTGAGCGCATAAAGGCGGCGCGGGCAGAGTATGCGCCGCTGTACAAGGAACTCCTGGGCGACGGCAAAGAGGAGATGTACACCAACGCCATGTTGATGCTGGCCGACGCTGGCTTCAAGTACGCTGCTGCTCCTGCCAAGTCAGGCACTACGCCCCTCTCCTTGTTGGCGCAGGCGGCGCAGGGTGTTCCGCAGGGCTTCATGGCCCTTCTGGCTCAGGCTCGGGACCGTCAAATCAAGGTTGATACGGCGGCACTTACGCAGGCCATTACTGACGTTCAGGAGCAGGATAAATACGCTCAGCGTCTCAAAGAGATCATGCTCAAAGGCGACTTTGATTTGCTGAAGGAGCAGATCAGGAAAACCGGAGACATTCAAGAAGACGGCGGAGCAGGGCTGGTTATAACGAAGACCAAAAACGGTAGCTTCGTGGGCACGAGCATTGCCCCGGACAACCCGACAGTGCAGTCTGCCCTGCAAAGTCGCTACACCCTGCGGTCTACGGACAACCCGTTTGTGGTCAACCGGGGCGAAGCTCCGACCACCGTTGAAACCGACAAGGGAGAGCGGATCAAGCTCACGAATACGCTGCGCTCTTTGGACAACACCCTTTCTACCCTTGATGGGCTGAAGGGCATTTACGCACAGGCATACGGCCCTGGCGCGTGGTTTCAGGACAAGGTTAACAACCTTTTGGTGCCCATCTCGCCGACGGCGGTTGTCAGGCCCAATCTTGACCTCACTGATGCCGCTTCTCGCATCAGTGTCGGCATGAACTCTATCCTCAAGAATATGGCCTCCGCCAACGACGGTGGCCGGGTTGCTGTGCAGGAGCAGGAATGGGCCCGGGAGACGGCCAGGGGCATCAGCGATCCGACGCGGTTCTTTGCTGACAAGGAGATCGCTGCCAAGCAGTTCAACAGCATGGAAACCATGCTGCGAAATGCCCGACAGCAGGTGATCACTCAGCTTGGGTACGAGAAGAACGACTACGTGATGAACACCCCTAGCACGGGCACGCAGTCTGACCCCTTCATCATCCCATCCAACCCCGAACAGCAAAAGCGCATGTTCAACTTCCTTGGCAGTACGATTGGCAAAATCCAAGACCCACGGGCCACGGTCTACCTGCGCATGCCCAACAACACCATCCAAGCATTCAATCCGACTCAACTCAGAGGGCTGAATCAGTAATGGCAACGATCCTCAACACCCAGGGGCAACTGGTCGATCTGACGACAGGGCAAGTTGTTGGTCGCGCCGAGGGCGCCCCGACTGCTGTTGATCCGTTGAAAGCAGGGGCGCCAGAGCAGATCACCGAGGGCGCGGACAAGGTCAAGGGCCTTATCAACAACGCTTCCTGGGGATTCAACTCTGCGCTTTTCTCTCTGCCTGACGCGGCGCAGCGGGTGATTGGCAGGGGCTTGGGCCTTGATGAGAATCAGGTGTTCCAGTTCGCCAAGTTCTTCAATCGCGGCGAGGTGGCCCCGAAGAACTCCGGGGAGCGCTACGCCCGGGCAATTGCTGGCGGTGTTGCCGGGGGCCTGCCATTTACTGGCATCCTTGGCGCCTCTGCGGCCCTGCGTCCTGCAATCGCTGCCGCTACTCCTGCCACTACGGTGATGCGCGGCGTGACCAAAGATGCGATGGACATGATCGCAAAGAGCCCGAAGACTGCGCTTGCCATGGATGTGGCTTTTGGCGCTGGTTGGGAGGGGTTGCGTCAGGCTGTTGAAGAGAATGTTTCCGATGATCAACCGTCCAAAGTATGGCTGAAGGAACTACTGCCGACAGCGGCATTTATTGGCGTCCCCTTGGCCCTGTCTGGCGGCTTTTCCGCAGCGAGCAAGCTCGCCAAGATGAGCCCCACCGCGCAGGCTGCAGGCTTTGTCAAAGGTCAACTTGAGGCCCCCGACTTGAGCGGGGTAGAGAAAGAGGTGCTGTCCTCTGCCCCCGGTGTTTGGAAACTGCCCATAATCAAGGTGGTCCCGAACATGCTGATCAAAAACGCCGAGCGCAAGCTGTCGCAGGTGTTTGGTCCGATTGCAGAGAGCAAGGAAGCCCAGGAGGCCCTGAAGTCGCTCGAAACGGCCCTCGCCGATCCTCGCTTTGCCCAGGCAGGCTTTGTGTTCGATGCGGCTGAGAAGACGATGTACACGCCGCTGGTGCAGGAGAAACTCAAGCTATTGGAGCAGCTTGGTCCCAAGGACCTTGAGGCGGTCAAGGAGCGAATCAACTTAAACCAAGCGGCCCTGAACAGCCTGTTCAGCAATCTTGCCCCGCAGGCCCGCCAGCCCGTGATGGATGCGTTCCAAGCTGCGCAAGCTGATCGTCAGGCGTTCTTTGAGAACCTTGTGCGCCAGAAGAAGGACATGACGGACGCTGAGATTCTTGCAGTGTCCGAGCGCCTGGGACCACAGAACATCGACATGCTCAACAACGAGCTTCGCGGCGTCATCATGAACCGCATGGAGATGGACAACAGGATGCGGCAGAACGTACTGTCGCGCATGGGCCTCAGGCAGGCCACTGCGCCTGATGGCACCCCGCTTCCAACCCGTGATCAGGGCAAGTCTCTGTTCGATGCTCGGGACATGGAAGGCGCAGCGATGTCGCTGATCTCCAAGTACCGTCCTGAGCGTCCTTCGATGTCGGTGAGCATGCCTGAGCCTGTGCGCCTGCTCGACAGCTTCGTGCAGAGCCAGATGCGCCAACGCGAGCGGCTTGAGCGCATCTCGCTTCAGAACCTAACCGATGAGGCCATCGACAGCCAGATTGTTGGCATGGGGGAGGCGTTCAAAGACCCGGCCATCCTCAAGGCGCTTCGCACTTCCGTATACAGCCTTGTTCGCGGAGATAAACCCAAGGGCGGGCGCCGCGCTCCAGGGCTCGCGGAACTCGCGCCTACCCCCGATGCAAAGGGCAACGTCTCCATCCCTGCCCTGATCCCGGGGCGCAAGATTGTGATCAATCCGGAGCAGATTCGTCAGGATGCCGCACGCATTGCTGAGGAGAGCACCAAGATTGACATCAACCTGCCCGAGGCACTCGACTATCTGACCGCTGCCCAACGGTTCCGCAACGACTCCCTGGCTCAGTACAACGCCGCGATGTCAAAGGGCCGCGTTCGCCAGACTGACGCCCAGCGCATTCTTGATACCGGCAATGCTGTGTTCAGGGACGTTGAAAACTTGGTGTTGACCAATGCGCCTCGACTCAAGAGTGAGTACGAGGCGATGAAGGTCATGATCGATGACTACAAGCAGACGTATGACCGTACGCTGCCATTGCTCATGTCGCAGACCAAGAAGGGCGGCATGGAGTACTTGCTGCCCAATGAAGACTTGATGCGCAACGCCTTCAAGACGGCGGAGAACCTGCGCGATGTATCGGCCATCTTGGGCCCTGATGAGCAGTCACAGCGTCTGCTGCTCAACGGCACGATTGACTGGCTGCGCACCAAGGGCGTGGTCAACAAAGACGGGATCGTGGACCCCAAGATGATCCGCACGGTGCTCAACAAGAATCGCAATATTGTTGAAGCATTGCCCGAGACGATCAGGACAAGGCTCAACGATGAGGTTGCGCTGGCGGATGACTACGTCAAGCGCCTGGGCGAGATAGACAAGCGCGTGGTTTCTGCTCAGGACAACGAGCTTGATCGAGTGCTGGCCAAGGCAGTTCGTCCTGATGCTGATACACGGGCAGTCATGTCCGATGCACTGCGTGATCCAGCGATCATGCGCAAGCTGGTAGATGTTGTCGGCAAAGACCAGGAGATGCTGTCGTCTCTGCGCCGGTCTGTATACGACATCGCCACGGAAGGCGCCCAGGGCGGCGGCGCATTGAAGTCGTTCCTTGATGGCAACGAGAAGTCACTCAAGGTCCTTTTTGACGGCACCACACATCTTCAAGACCTCAAGACCCTGGCTGACTTGCAGCGCAGGGTCAATGCCTTTTCAAGCGTCACAGGCCAGATCCCTGCCTTCGAATCGCTGGATCAGTCCCTCAAGCGCGTCTTCGGCTTTGGTGTCCAGTTTGGTACGACCACACTGCGCGAAGCGATGGTGGGCCGTATTTCACCTGAGACAGGCGCCTTGGCTCTGATGGTCAGGATGACGGGCAGCTTGGAAAATGAGCTTTACAAGCGCCTGTTTACCAAAGCCTTGGAGAGCGAAGAATTTGCCAAGAGCATGACCCATATTGCAACCCCGGTGGACGGAAACCGTACGCTCAAGCAGTTGCAGTCCATCGGCGTTTCAAGGGACATGGTCTTTGGCCCATCGCCCGTGACCGAGGCTGCCCGCAGGGGCATTCAGCAGGGGGTCACAGAGGCGGCTCAGGAAGGCCAGCAGTCCCCCATTGCAGGGATGGAAGGACTGCCCATTGTTCCACGGGAAACAGCGGCTTCAATGATGCGCCGTCTGCCGCCTGCTCCTCCGACCCGTGGCGTGAGCTTCAATCCAAGGCTGCCTACTACACCTCCTCCACGACAAGGCGGTGGGTCGAGTCAGGTGCCCCTGATGTATCCTGCCATGTTCCCCAACGATCCGATCAGTGCCTTGCTTCAGCAACGACAGGCCGCGATCCAAGGACCACAGCAATAACGGAGTAAATCATGGAGATGGTTGGACGCTTAATCGGCACGATGTTCCTGGCCCGGGAGTACGCTCACCGGGCCCACTTGCGTGTCACGGGCCCGGGCAGCTTTGCCAAGCATTCAGCGCTGGGCGAGTTCTACACGGCCATCATTGATCAGGCAGACGGGATCACCGAGGCGTATCAGGGACGCCACGACACCATCATCGAGATTCCGTACCTGCCGATGATCGATGAGGAAGACCCGGCCAAGGCCCTTGAGAGCCTGATGGATGACATCGAGAAGCTGCGTTATGACGCAGTGGACAAGAAGGACGCTCCGATTCAAAATCTGATTGACGGGGCCATTGAGACGTTTTTGAGCACCCTCTACAAACTCCGAAAGCTGAGGTAAGAAAATGCCTTTTATGCGTAGACGTTCTCCTGCCCCGGTAGCGGCTCCGGCCCCAGTGGCAGCCCCAATAACCACCATGCCTGCGGTGCCTCCCCCTACTATGGCACCGGCTCCGGCTATGGGCACGCCAAACCTGAACGATGCCATCAACCAACTTAAAGGCGGAAATCGACAAAGCGCCGAGGGCATGATGCGCCAGATTGTTGGCCTGCCCCCGCTTTCCCGTGCTCCCTCGGTGCCTCAGCCCGGGCGCCCCGTGTTGCCCCCGGGGCTACAGCCCGGCCAACCGGGGATTCGCCCGCCCGTGTTGCCCCCGGGTCTTCAGCCGTCGCCATTCCCTCTCCCTGGGATGCGCCCGGGCAGCGGGCCGTTGCCCCCCAGCCCTCAAGAAAGCCTACTAATCAACTCGATGGTGCAGCCTGGATTCAACAACCAGGGGCAACAGATGGCGCCGTTTGGTGGGCCCCAGCCGATGATGAACCCACAGTCCAGTGACGCATTAAAGCAGCAGTTCTTGGCGCAGCAGGCAGCGCAGCAGTTCGGCCCCCAGCCGATGATGAACCCACAGTCCAGTGACGCATTCAAACAGCAGTTCTTGGCGCAGCAGCCCGGTCAGATGGCGATGGGCCCGATGTCCATGGGCATGCCGCAGTTCCAGCAGCCTGGTCAGATGGGCCCGCAGCCGATGGTGAACCCGCAATCCAATGATGCGTTGAAGCAGCAGTTCTTGGCGCAGCAGGGGATTAACCAGCCAATGCCTTCATATCAGAACCCGGCGCAGCAGGGAAGGCTGATGGAGCAGATGGCAAAACAGGCCCAGCAGCAGCCTATGGGGCAGTTCCAGCAGCAGCCTATGGGGCAGTTCCAGCAGAACAACGCCCAGCAAATGTCAAACTTCCAAAACCAGAACCAAAGCAACCAGAACCAGGGTAACCAGTTCGGGGGCGGCGGGAACAGGAGCGGTGGCGGTGGTGGCGGTGGACTTTTCTAGGAGTAGCACATGAAAAAGCCAGTATGGGATAAAGCGCGGCCCAAGGACCTCGGGCCTTCGGAAAAGTTGAGTTCAGGCAAAAAAGCCGCTGCGAAAGCAGCGGCCAAGAAGGCAGGGCGCCCGTACCCTAACCTTGTGGACAACATGCGGGCTGCCAAGAAGTAACGGTTGCAGTTGCCATCACTTCCTCAAGGGGTCTCTCCGCCCCCGATGGCACTTGGGCCAGGGACCTCAGACCCCTGGCCCCTTTTTTGGTACTGCTCCACGCGGCGCCACCACTTGTCTTTGTAGCCGTCGAACTCGCGGCCAACAGTGATGAACTCCTGGGGCTCACCGCCCTGGCTCATCATCATGATGACGCCTTGGTCGATCTTCGTTCCATGCACGCGGTCGTGCGCAACAGCGTATGCCGCTAGCTGCAAGAAGTAGTCTTCGATCCACTCGCGCTTCTTGGGCCTGTTGGTCTGCTTGAAGTCCATGATGCAGGGCTTGCCCTTGTAGACGCCCACGCAGTCAGACGTTCCTGCGTATGTGTTGGGCACATACAGCGATACCTCTGCTCCCCACACCTCATCTACGTGCGGGAAGAAGTGCTCGATGAGTTGGTGGCCCATGCGGTAGCCCTTGACATGCAGCCATGTGCGAGGGACCTCCAGAGGGCGATTGAGCAGCAGCCGCTCGATGACGTTGTGCATGTGCGTGCCCACGGTGGCAGAGTCGTTGCGCACGCGCTCTGCCTCTTCCTTGCCTACCCTGTCTTCCCAGTCCTTGAGGTGGCTCTTGTCCTTGGTGGCATCCAGAATCGTGGTCACGCTGGGCATCGGCATGTCATCAGGGTCGGCCCGATAAACACGGCCCGAGGACCTGTCCAAACGCTCCAGGCGCTTGTAGACGTACTTGCTGCGAAACGGCACCAGCATCATTTAATCCACTCCTTGAGTTGTTCGCCCAGCACCTGCGAGGCGATGTTGATCTTGTTGCGCAGGGCCTTGACGATGTGCTCGTCCACTGTGCCCGGGCTGATGAAATCGATATAGGTCACCTTGTTGGTCTGGCCAATGCGGTGAGCGCGGTCCTCGCTTTGAAGGCGCACTTCAAGGTCGAAGTTGTTGCTGTAGTAGATCACGGTGTGTGCTGCGGTCAGCGTCAGGCCGTAGCCGCCCGTGCGGGGGTTGCCAACGAAGAAACGCAGTGGTCTGTTTGGGTCCTGAAACCGCTCGACGATCTGCTGCCGCTCCTCCGCCTCCGTGTCCCCGTAGTAGGTGGCCACGGTGGTCATGCCGTACTCCTCTGCCAGAGCAGCCTTGATGTTCTCGATGTCTCGCCTGTAGTTGGCCCAGATGATGATCTTGCCGCTGCACTCCTCGATGGTGGACAGGAGTTCCTTGACGCGGTTGTTGGGCAGGTCCTCCTGCCTGCCGTCATCAAACTTCACATGACCACAGACGATCTGATGCAGCCGCATGATCTGGGTCAGCGCATTGTTGGTGGACATCAGGTTGCCGTCGATCAGCGTCAGGGCCATCAGCTTCATCTGGTCATACGCCTTGCGCTGCTCAGCGGTCAGTTCAATCTCGCGGCGCGTGAACACCTTTTCTGGCAGGTCCAGGCACTCCTCCTTGGTGACCCGGAAGCTGAAGTCCTGAAGCTTGTTCTGTAGCTCATCGAGGTGGCGGTAGCCGACGATCTGCTTGAACGTGTGCGTGGCCATCTTGCGCTCAACAAGCACAGCGTAGCGAGCCTGGAAGGCATAGAAGCTGTCGTAGCCGAGGAAGCTGTTGGACAGGAAGGAGCACTGGCTGAACAGGTCCAGCGGGCTCTTGGTCACTGGTGATCCAGTGGCGATCCGTCGATAGCTGGCGTCCTTACCGACCTTGATGATGTTGGCTGTGCGCTTGGCCTTGGGCGTCTTGATGGTGGTGCTCTCATCGATGGCCATGTATGCGTTGGTCACCCGCAAGAAGGTGCGAGCGAACATCACGCCCTTGTCGGTGCTGAACGCTTCGATGTTCATGACCAAGATGCGCAGCGTGTCCACTGCATTGAGCATCCTGTCCATCTCCTCGCGCTCTGCCTTACGCGGGGACGGCGACCAGCATGCGATGGTATAGGGTATGTGCTCAGGCATGTGCTCTGGTATTTGCCCGGTGTACCAGTTACGATAGACGCCCTTCGGAGCAACGACCAGCATGGAGTTGATCCTGCCCCTGTCGTAGAGCATGGCAGCATTGTTGATGAGCATGAAGCTCTTACCAGTGCCCATGTCTGCAAGCAGGGCGACGGCGGGGTCCTCCCAGAACCGCTGTAAGTACGCAGCTTGATGCAGGTACGGCTTGTTCTTGAAGGGGTACTTTTCGAGAAAATAGTTCTTCATGTCTTTCTTCCTTTCTGTGTGCGAGGGGGTTGACGACCTCGAAAAGTAGTGTACACTAAGCGCACGGTTTGAGAAAGGAGAAAGTAAACATGTCTACCGTATTCGTTGTGCAGGAGATGCCCAACCATGATATTTCCCAGGCAATGCGCTTTGGAGACATCAAGGTTCTTCTCGCGCCCAACGCGCAAATTGCTTTCAGCACGGTGCCCACCGTGCGGGTCCTGAGGCGCAAGCTGAGGGATTACAAGGACGGCGACAGCCTGCTCTTGACGGGTGACCCTGTGGCTATCGGCTTGGCCTGCTCGATAGCTGCTTTCTATAACTCTGGCCGCTACACCGCCTTGAAGTGGGATCGCCGCGAGCGGATGTATATCCCCGTCAAGATTGACATCACTGAGAATGGAGAAAGAGATGAGTGACATCAACAACCTGTTTGAAGAAGACGCTGGCGCACTGACCGTTAAGAACGAGGACCTGTCCTCTGTCGGTGCGCTTGCCAAACGCGCCAAGGAACTTGAGAAGGAAATCGAGGACATCGAGACCGTCCTCAAGGAGCGCAAGGACCAGCAGCGCAAGCTGATGGAAGAGTCCATCCCTGCCATGCTGCAGGAACTGGGCATGTCCAAGTTCACCATGACTGACGGCAGCGAGATCATCGTTAAGCCCTTCTACAGCGCCAGCATCCCTGAGGAAAAGCGTGCGCAGGCTTACGAGTGGCTGCGTGAGCATGGCTACGACGACATCATCAAGAACACCGTCTCCGTACGATTTGGCCGCAATGAGGACCGGTTGTGCGAGACCTTACTGAATCAACTGCGCGAGCAAAACTACCCTGTTGAGCAAGCGCAGAAGATCGAGCCCCAGACCCTCAAGGCCTGGGTTCGCGAGCAGGTGGAGCGCGGAAGCGAGCTACCAAACGAGCTTTTTGGCGTCTATGTCGGCCAAAGAGCCTCCATCAAATCGGCATGAACCAAGGACCATTAATCATGAGCAAAAACGAAGTTGCAAAGAAAGAAGAATACGCTGTTGCCCTCGGGGGCGACTTTGAGCAGGATGCCAATAACGGCTTCGATGGAATGGGGCAAGAAGACTTTGCCCTGCCGTTCCTCAAGCTGCTTACCAGCACCAGCCCGGAGATTGGTGAAGTCGATGGCGCTATGCCCGGCTGCGTCATGAACAGCGTCTCAGGCGAGATCTACGACGGCAAGAAAGGCATCACGGTGATCCCGGTGGCCTATGTGCGTCAGTACATCGAGTGGGCACCACGCGGCTCCGGCAGCGGCGCTCCTCAGGCCATCTACCCTGCTACGTCCGACATCCTGACCCGCACCCACCGCGAGCCGGGGGACAACAAGGACTACCTCGATAACGGCAACTACATCGAGAACACGGCCAATCACTACGTGATGGTCATCAACGACAACGGCATCCCTGAGCCTGCTCTGATTGTGATGAAGTCCACGCAACTGAAGAAGTCGCGCAAGTGGAACAGCATGATGATGAGTACCAAGCTCATGGGCAAGAATGGCCCGTACACGCCTCCGATGTACAGCCACCTCTACCGTCTGACCACACAGGCCGAGTCAAACGACAAGGGCAAGTGGTATGGCTGGGAGATCGAGAAGATCGGCCCTATCCAAGATATGAATCAGTATCAAGCGGCCAAGTCCTTCGCTTCGCAAGTCAGCGCAGGGGAGATCAAGGTCAAGCATGAGGGTGAAGGCTCCGTGGACAACGGACCAGCACCATTCTGATTTCGGGGCCGAAAGCGGATGCTGGGGAAGGGTTGGGAGTATCCCGGCCAAACAGCGCACCCAGAAGCAGCGAGTAGGCCCCACCTTTTATAGAGAGCGCGATGACAGACATAACAAGATTCAAGGCGATCTTCAGTGGATTGGACATTGCCTATGGGACATACAAGATAAAGGCAGAACGAGGAGATGGAAAACAAGCAGGTCAGGCCACGGTGGTCCGAAAACCTCCCACCGATGACCTATGGGTCAAGCACCTGGAAGGCGTTGAGCCGAGTCTTGGAATTATCCCGATCAGGGCGGATAACTCCTGCATCTGGGGATGTATTGACATTGACCAGTATCCTCTGGACCTCAAAGGGTTAGTCGAACGCATTGCGCAGTTGAAGCTGCCGTTGGTCGTATGCAGAAGCAAATCAGGAGGTGCCCATGTCTTCCTATTTACAAAAACGCCTATTCCAGCCAGAGACTTTCAAACGTATCTCAAGAATGCGGCTGCATTGCTTGGTGAAGCGGGTCGAGAAATCTTTCCAAAGCAAGCCGAGATCCTTGTTGACCGAGGAGACACCGGCAACTTCCTCAACCTCCCGTACTTTGGCGGAGACGCCGGGCTTCGCTACGCGATCAACCCGGATGGGTCTGCGGCAACTATGGAAGAGTTCTATGGTCTGTACGATGCAGCGGTCCAAGAGCTACCTCTCGTCTTCCCAGAGCCGCCTAAGCAAGTTGAGAGTCCCATCAAAGATGGCCCGCCATGCCTACAGGCACTATGCGCCCAAGGCTTCCCGGAGGGCACCCGCAATAATGGACTATTCAACATTGGGATTTACCTTAAGCGGGTCCATACCACTGGTTGGGAAGACAAGATGGTGGAGTACAACTACAAATATGTGGCTCCCCCTCTGCCCAACAACGAAGTCCAGATACTGGTCAAACAGGTTGGCAAGAAAGAGTATCACTACAAGTGCAAAGACGCGCCGCTCAACTCGTTTTGTAACTCCGGCCTTTGCCGCACTCGCAAGTTCGGTATCGGAGCCGCTGCCCCTGATGCGCCTCAGATAGCCAGCCTGTCCAAGTACGCCAGTGAACCACCCCTGTGGTTCCTCGATGTCAACGGTCGCCGCATCGAGTTGGATACCGACAGCCTGTACATGCAGGCCGCCTTCCAGAAGGCGTGCCTTGAGCGCCTGAACATCGTTCCTCCTACCTTGCGCAAGCAGGACTGGGAGAACCTGCTCAATGCCCTGCTCAAGGAGATGGTGGAGACCGAGCAGATCACCGAGGCCAGCGAAGACACCAGCGTCACCGGGCGCTTCATGGACCTGCTTGAGGAGTTCACGGCCCACATGCAGCAGGCCCTTGTGCGTGAGGAGATCATCATGGGCAGGCCCTGGACGGACGAGGACGAGGCCCGCACGTACTTCAGGATGAAGGACCTTGAGGCGCACCTTAAGCGCAACAACTTCGTGGGCCTGTCCGCGCCCAAGATGGCCCAGAGGCTGCGCGACATGGGCGGCGAGCCCATCAGCCTGTTCCTGAAGAACCGCACCGTGCGCTGCTGGCGCATTCCCAGGTTTGAGAAACAAGATGCGCCGTTTGAGACCCAAACCGTGCGAGAGCAAGGGAGCCCGTTTTGACCGAAATCCATAAGATCTTTGGCCCTCCCGGGGCCGGGAAGACCACCTACCTGCTCAACCGCGTAGAGCAAGAATTGGCGGCTGGCGTTTACTCTGCACAAATTGGCTACTTCTCCTTCACCAAGAAGGCTGCCAACGAGGCCCGGGACCGCGCCGTGGCCAAGTTCCCGTTCCTCAACCCCAAGACCGACTTCCCGTATTTCCGGACTCTGCACTCTTTGGCCTTCCGCTGTCTGGCCATCCAAGCAGACATGATCATGCGGCCCGAGCACTACCGGGAGTTCGCTGCCCAGGTGGGCATTGAGATCAACGTGGGCACGGAAGATGATGTTGATCTGGCCAAGGCCGACAACCCCATCCTCAACGAGATCAACCTCGCCCGGATTCGGGGCTCCGACCTGCGCCAGCATTACAACCAAAGCGGGCTGGACATCGAGTGGTACCACTTCGAATTCGTCGAGCGCAGCTACCGGCATTACAAGCGGTCCAAGGACCTGCTGGACTTCACCGACCTGCTGGAGATGGCGGTATCCGATCCATCGTGCCTGCCGTCCCTTGAGGTGCTGATCATCGACGAGGCGCAGGATTTGAGCCGTCTGCAGTGGCAGATTGTCGAAGCCCTGGTTTCCAAGTCGAAACGGGCCTTCCTCGCCGGAGACGACGATCAGGCAGTGTTCACCTGGGCAGGCGCTGATGTCAAGAGCTTCCTGTCCTTTGAGGGCCAGATCACCGTGCTCAGCCAGTCCTACCGCGTCCCCAGCAGGGTCCATGCGCTGGCCGACAAGGTTGTCCACCGCATCAGGGAGCGCCAGCCAAAGGAGTGGCGGGCCCGCGATTTCGAGGGCGAGGTCCTGACCTACTACCGCTTCGAAGACGTACCGATGACCGAGGACCCTTGGCTGATCCTTGCGGCCACCAACTACATGCTCAACCCCGTGCATGAATGGCTCAAGTCCAACGGGGTTCTGTTTGAGCGCGGTGGCGTGCCCAGCCTGCCTCAGAAGATGATTGAAGCTGTCGTCCACTGGGAGGCCCTGCGGCGCGGCGAAGAGGTCATTGGCGCCCATGTGATGGACCTGTACAAGTACCTGGGCGGGGACTTCGTTGCCCGAGGCCACCGGACCTTCAAGGGCGGGGACCCCACAGCTTGGTACAGCCTTGCGAAACTGACCAAGGACCACGGCCTACGGACCGAGGCTATCTGGCACGAGGCCCTGACCCGCATCTCCGAGGACAAGCGCGACTACTTGGTGGCTGTGCTGCGCAGGAAGCAAAAGCTCTCCGGCGCCAGCCGCATCAAGTTATCCACAATCCACGGCGCCAAGGGCGGGGAAGCGGACAACGTCATGCTGTTCATGGACCTCTCGCCCAAGTTCGCCAAGGAGTACGCCACCAACGGCGACAGCATTCACCGCCTCTTCTACGTGGGCATCACCCGGGCAAAGAAGTCGCTGCACCTCATCTTGCCCAAGCAACGAGAAAAAGGGTTCTACCTGTGAAAACCATGCCCCTGTTCCCAACCCCGACTGAGTGGGTTCCTCCACAGTCTTTCCCCAACTTATCCACAGCCCGGGAGATTGCAATTGACCTTGAAACCTGCGATCCACACATGGAGTCGTTTGGCCCTGGCTGGCCTCGCAGCGACGGCTTTATCGTTGGATACGCCATCGCTGTGGATGGTTGGGCTGGGTATTTCCCTGTTGCTCATGCTGGTGGTGGAAACCTTGATAAGCGTCTGGTGGAGAGGTGGATCAAGGATGTCCTCGCCCTCCCAGCGGACAAGATCATGCACAACGCCGCCTATGACGCCGGGTGGCTTCAGGCAAGTGGATTCACCATCAATGGCCGCATCCTCGATACCATGCTGGCCGCTCCGCTCCTCGATGAAAACCGCTTCTCGTACAGCCTCAATGCGCTTGGCTTCGACTACCTCCAAGAGGTCAAGAGCGAGCAGGGCCTCAAGCAGGCAGCAGCCGACTTTGGCGTCCACCCTAAGAAGGAGCTTTGGAAGCTCCCCGCGATGTATGTTGGTGAGTACGCCGAGCAAGATGCAGCGCTGACGCTCAAACTCTGGCAGCAGTTCAAGATCAAGATGCGCCAAGAGGAGGTCGAGTCCATCTTTGAGCTTGAGACCAACGTCTTTCCGGTGCTGATGGAGATGACCCGCAAGGGCATTCGCTTCGACCGCGACAAATGCAGCAAGCTGATTGATCAGATGCGAAAGCGCGAGGAGCAGTTGCTGCGTGCGATGAAGGAGCAGGTTGGCCAGAAGGTCGATGTTTGGGCAGCACAGTCCGTGGCCCAAGCATTTGATCGCCTGGGCATCTCCTACGCCAAGACCGACAACGGGCTGCCAAGTTTCACCAAGGGCTTCCTCGACTCCTGCGAGCATCCGCTGGCCAAGATGATCGTGGAGGCCCGCGAGACCAACAAGACGCACAGCACCTTCCTGCAGCCGTACATGGACTTCAGCGCCACGACGGGGCGCATCCATCCGCATGTCAACCAGATGCGCTCTGATGACGGCGGCACGGTCACCGGACGGCTGTCCATGGCCAACCCCAACTTGCAGCAGGTACCTGCCCGCCACGAAATCATCGGACCGATGGTCAGGAGCCTGTTTCTGCCTGAGGAGGGCGAGCAGTGGGCATCGAACGACTTCTCCTCCCAGGAGCCGCGCCTGCTGGTCCACTACGCCAATCTGCTGTCTCTGCCCGGGGCCGACAACTTGGTTTCTGCGTACCAAGAGAACCCCAGCACCGACTTCCACCAGATGGTCGCGGACATGGCTGGAATCAAACGCAAGGCGGCCAAAACGATTGGCCTGGGGCTGATGTACGGCATGGGCAAGAACAAGCTTGCAGCGCAGCTTGATCTGTCCCTGGACGAGGCCAGTGAGTTGATCGAGCAGTTCCACAGGAACGTGCCGTTCCTCAAGGGCACCGTCAACTCCGTCATGAAGCGCATTGAGCATCCAGCCTCGGGCGGCGCGATCCGCACCCTGCTGGGCCGCAAGTGCCGGTTCCCGCTGTGGGAGCCGATGGAGTGGGGCGTGAACAAGGCGCTGCCGCGTGAGCAGGCAGTCATGGCTTACGGCCAACGGATCAAGCGGGCAGGCACCTACAAGGGCCTGAATCGCCTCATCCAGGGGTCAGCCGCAGATCAGACCAAAGCAGCCATGGTGGCCCTGGCCAAGGCCGGTATGCGGCCTATCTTGCAAGTGCATGATGAGGTGGCCCTGTCGGTCAAGAGCCGCGAGGAAGCTGTCGAGGGGGCGAGGATTATGGCCGAGGCTGTGCGCCTGGAAGTCCCCAGCCGGTGCGATGTGGAGATCGGACCAAGCTGGGGAGAAGCGAAGTGATCACGCTTTGCGCCGTAGGACAAGCATCAAGAGTTTGGTCTTGACTTCGGCCATGGCGTTACGAATCCCGATGAGGGATAGACGGGGCGGTTCCTTGTAGTCGTCAAACAGATCCAGTTGTTCCAGGGTGAATAGGTACTCACCCCTGCCTTTTCCCTTAACCAATTCAGCGCGAAGGCGCCCAGAGGCTGCCAACGTCAGCCCCGCCCTGCGGATGCAGGAGGGGTGGATGTTGAGAGCCTTGGAAAGTTCACTGGTGCGCTGAGGGATGTAGTTGCACTGGCGCAGGTAGGCCATCACGGCTGCCTGCGCGTCCTTGGCGGCCACCTTGATAGGTTCGACCATCAGAACCACCCGCTCATACCGCCCGCCCTTCCAGGCGCATAGCCACCAGCTTGGCGTAGCCTGCAATGTCGACCCAATGATCGACCTTGTTGGGGTTGCCGTTGATGATGCGACCGATCTTGTGGATGATCATCTCCAGGGCTTCCCACTGGTCGTCAGCGAAGGTCTTGTTGTGCTTCTGAGCGTGCTCAGACACCAGCCGCTTGATACCCTGCATGAGTTCGGCGCCGTTCTTGAACTGGCCATAGTCCACGGCCCGCTGATCAAGGACCGCGCCCACGGAGATAGTGCCTTCCATATGCGGCGGCAACGTCAGCGTCTGCTCCGGGACGGGCAGAACCGGCGGCACAAACGATTCCTTGAACGCCTCAAGGCGGCTCCTAGCCCGCAGCTTGTAGACGTAGGGAACCGCCATGTTGTACTTGAGCGCAACGTCCTTGACGTTTGACTCCGGGTACTTCTTGAACAGGGCGATGATCTTCAGGGATGTGGGGGACGGTTTTTTCATAGCAGTGCTTCCTCGTAGGGTTCGATGGGTTGTTTGTTTTTGGGTTCTTTTGGGAAGAACTTTGGGTCGAGGCGGTCAAATGGCCACCACTTCTTGAGTTCCTCTTCAGTCAGTCTTCTTTTCGGTTGCTCTTTCATTTCTCTCCTTTCTAACGATGGGTCTTGCTTTCCTCTGACGTACTACCTCATGCACTATGTCCATTGCTTTCTCAAGCTCTGCTACAGTACATGCTTCAAGCTGGGCATCATGGATTTCCATGCCCAGGTTCAAGGCGTTGAGTTCGGGTCCTCGCAGGGTAAACTTGCCAGTCTCCGCCCCTCTGCTTCCCACAGCAAAGAGGGCGTCCTGTGAGGCCCGAATCTCAACCTCCCAGTCCTGGCCGATCTTCATCGTTGCCAGGGCTTCCGTGATGTTCAAAGCGCCAATCAGGATGTCAATGTCCTGCCTTGTTCCTTGACCGCTTCGAATCGATTCCAATGCAAGGTGGTTCTTGATTCTCAAGTCCGTGCCTGCGCTGATTGATGCTACGCGCTTGAGGCCGCCAATGACATAGGACAAAGGGTCCGGAAGGACGCCCTTGGGGCGGTACTTGCTGCGCTTTCTCATGATGTGTTTCCATTCTTCTTTCTTGCGTACGCATAGTGTACGCTAAATTAACCGTGCGTCAAGGGCCTTTAGGTTGAGTTGCACTTCTGTTGTCTTTAGCCGCTTGCTGTGCTGCCTTGAGTGAGGTGTACTTGGCCTTGTTGCTCTTCAGGACAAAGAGGTCGTAGTGGTCGCGTGTGATCTCATCGACCACTTCGCCATTGGGCGTTTCCAGCACCCAATGGTCTAAGTTCCAAGTCTTCCACTTCATTTTTGCTCCTTCAGTTTGTCAACGGCATAGGCGATTGCTTGGTAGAAAGTCCAGCGGTTGCCCGGCTCAATCTCGTTGACTGTTGTGTAGATCTTCTGGAGCAGATCCCACAGTTCATCTCTCTGGGCCATTGCGCAGAGCGGACGTTGGCAGTCGAAGCTGCACGAATGGATGTCTTCTTTCATAGTGTCTGACTCTTTCATAATCAATAAAACTGCGCCCACCAAGTGAGTATCTCTGCGACCAAATAGCAGCAGATCAACATGCCCGCCACGAAGAATGCAGTTTCCC